TACGTTTTTAAGCTATGTATCATTAAAATTAATCCGAAGTTCCCTGTAACCAGTGGGGAACGTTAGTTATTTTAAGGAGGAGAGACGATGGAGAAATGGAAGAAAGATTACTTGAAGGGCATCCTACAAGATTATCCTAAGATGGAAGACTATTACTTGGAAAGAAAAGAAAAGCTACTTTTGCATAATCAGAAGACACATCAACGAGCCAATACAGATACCAAGGATAAGAAGTTATTAATCTCAATTTCCCTTGATCGGCAACTGATTAACTTGGAGCGAAATCAGCGAATCATTTCTTTGTGTTTAGAAAATTCGACGGAAGAGACAAGAAAAATTATCAAATTGCTTTATATGACGAATCATCGAAAGGTTAATCTCGATTTGGTAGCTGATCAAGTTTTTTTAAGTAAACGGCAAGTCATTCGTTTACGGGATGCTTTTTTTGAAGAACTAGCCGAACATCTAGGGATATGATGTCTTTTTTTTGGCACTAAAACAAACATACGTTCGTATATAGTGTAAGTAGATCAAATGGAGGGGGATGAACAGGCAATATATTTGATGAATTTAACAGCGTGGGCTTTGATTGTTTGGAGGTTTTTTGACAGGTGGATTTCCTACTCTTTGACGGCTATAAGTTGTTCGTATAAGGAAATAAAGAAATTTCTGTAGAGTTTAACCCTTCTGAATGAAATTGAAGTCTAGATGGAGATAGATGATTAATTTTTAAAGGAGCGATGAAGCATGGATAACTTTATTTCAACAGTTCTTAACAACCCGGAAAGCATCGGATTTCCAGTGCTTTTTGTATTTTTATTAGTTTGGGTGATGAAGCAAAATAATGCACGTGAAGAGCGCTACTTGAACACGATCGACGATTTAACAGAGTCACTTAAACAAATTGAGAGAATCGAGACAATTGTCAATCGAATACGTGAAAGGATAGGTGAAAATGGATGAGATTTTGACACATATTTTGGCGACAGGGTTGAGCTTTGCACCGATCATGATGATCATAACAGAGGGTGTGAAGCAGACAAGATTAATAGCTACACGGTATTTACCAATAGTGTCATTAATTCTTGGCACAGGGTTAGGAGTAGCGATGGGGCTTCTTTTCAATCAATCGCTAGGGAAATTGGCGCTCGGAGGTCTTGTTGCTGGTGGTATGGCTTGTGGGTTGTATGATGCTACGAATAAATATGGACACAACAGAGAAAATCCCTGAAGACCTATTATCTTCAGGGATTTGTTTTTAGTTTTTCTCCGCCTTCACAATCAGCATCATGGGTCGGCGCATTTCATCCTTCATTCCAGGGATATCCAGCATATTCCCAGGCGGTATTGGTTCGACAATGCGTTTAATTTGAAAGTTATTCGTCATCAAATCATCTAAATAGGTGGTTAAAGTGCGATGATATTTCGTGATATTACTACCGAGAAAATGCGCGTTGCGCTTTCCTTCATAAAAGTAATTATCGACAGGAAAGTGTACAATCGTACCATTTGCATCATAAATCCAGTCTTGAGAACCTTCTGCCGTAAAAATCGGATGCTCAACGGAAAAAATGAATTGTCCGCCGGAAACCAACCAATCTGCCATATTTTTTGCCAATTTTTTGAAATCTTCAATATAATGGATTGCTAGGGAGCTAATGATGACATCAAAGCTATTCGGCTCAAAAGTGATTTTATCAATGCTGTCGTGAAGGTAGCAAATATTGTCAAAGGTATTTTTTTTGCATGCGACCTCTAGCATTTTTTCGGAGATATCAACACCAATGACTGAAGCTGCGCCGTGTTCTGCTGCGTAAAGACAATGCCAGCCATAACCGCAACCCAGGTCCAATACACGCTTTTTCTTAAAATCAGGCAGCAATCTTTTTAACGTCTGCCATTCGCCAGCCCCATCCAAGCCTTGTTGACTGCGAGTCATCTGACTGTAGCTTTCAAAAAATTTCTCATTATTATAAATGTTTTTCATTGTAATTCCTCCATGTAATTTGTATTTGGTTAAACTACATGGAGAAACTCTCTCTTATGTGCGATCATTGTTAGTCCTCGCTTTCGTTAGATTTCATTCATCCAATAGGTGCGATCAATCGGTTCGACGAAAATCTCGAATGCGATGGATTCGTTTTCAATAATATGAGTAATTCCATGAACCAGCAAAAATTTGTCAGGCTGTCTTAGCTGCAACGTGTCACCTACATTAGGAAGTAGTGTAAGATCAATGGTTCGTTCTTCTTTTCGAGTGAGGATATTTTTTAAACTAGCTTTATACATGTCTGTTCCTCCATTTGTACTTGTGTATCACAGTACATAGTTTAACACACAAAGACCGGAGAAAAAGAAGTGATTTTCGTTTAAAAAATCCTTTTCGGTAAAGAAAGAAGTTGAACTTCACCGTTCTCAGGATCTAGCTAGATAGTATCTCGTAAGTAGTCAAACTGAGAAAATGAGGACCGAAAAAAAGACCGGCCAAAGATGGCAACGGTCCACAAGTGAAAAAAACAAATTCTATAAAGGATGGGTAATACCCAGTTTTTACTATAATAGGAAAAGGCTTTCTTGGCAATTTTTTTGCTCAAAAAGAGCCGTCGCAGGGCAACGACGGCTGGAGTCCTGGGAAGGAACTCGGATAAACAAATGAACTACTGTAACCTTAATGGATTGTCGAAAAAGATACAAGAAAAATGCTCAGAGAATAGCAGAATAGTATAAACAAATGATTTATTTAAGTAGATAAGATTGAAGAGGGTAAAATGGTTAGTTATGTCGATAGCTTTCTAATAGTGATAATTTTGTACGCAGTTCAACGAAGGAG